GGTGGAAATAGTCGCTGCGTTGATGTAGAGATTTGAGACATGGAAAACGCCCTCAGCTCCGGATATTCAGGCAACGCCCTTGCCAGTAAGGGCATGCTAGGGTCTGGCCTCGCCCAAGGTGCCGGCGACCTGTTCGCGCTTCGCCGCCAGTGGGAAGGCGAATATACCAGCGGCACCACCGGCCTGCAGTTCCGGGAATGGCTTGACTCCAAGGGCATTAAAAGCCCTGTAATGCCGCGATAATAGTAAACCGAAAACAGTTATTTACCGGATAACGAATGGCCAAGAAAGGCGGTCAGCCCGGAAACCAGAACCCTGCCAATGGTGCATTGTGGAAGGCAGCGCTACATCGCGCCTTGGCAAAGCGTTCAAAGTCAAGAAAGGACATGAAAGACGCGCTTGACGACCTGGCAGAGAAATTCCTGGCCCAGTGTGATGAAGGACAAGTCCCGGCATTCAAGGAACTTGGGGACCGGCTTGACGGCAAGGCGGCCCAGTTAGTTCTCGGCCCCGGAGAAAATGGCGAACACTTGGCATCCGTGAAGGTCAAGTATGTCAGTCACGATTGAACTCCCGGAAAAGCTGTCTTTCCTGCTCGGGAAGAAAGCACGCTATAAAATCCTCAAGGGCGGTCGTGGTTCGGCAAAATCATGGTCTATCGCCCGCGCCCTGCTGATCCGTGGCATGGAGTCTCCCATTCGCGTCTTGTGCGCCCGCGAACTGCAAAAGTCCATCAAGGATTCTGTACACCAGCTCCTGTCCGACCAGATAAGGTCGATGGGCATCGAGAGCTTCTACACCATCCAGCAGAATTCGATCCACGGGCGGAACGGGACCACCTTCGGATTCGCCGGACTCAAGCACAACATCACCGAACTCAAGTCCTACGAGGGCGCCGACTACTGCTGGATTGAGGAGGCGCAGGTTGTCAGCAAGAAGTCATGGGAGACCCTGATCCCGACCATCCGAAAGGAAGGTTCGGAAATATGGGTCAGCTTCAATCCCGAGCTTGAGGATGACGAAACCTACCAGCGATTTGTCGTGAAGCCGCCGAAAGACGCCATCGTCGAGACGGTGAACCACGATGACAACCCGTGGTTCCCGGAAGTGCTACGGGCGGAGATGGAGGAAAAGCGGGAACGCGACCCGGACGGATACCTGCACATCTGGGAAGGCCACCCGCGGCAAGTTTTGGACGGCGCGATATTCGCCAAGGAATTGCGGCAGATGAAGATCGACAACCGTCTGAACGATGTTCCCTACGATCCGACGCGCCCGGTCCACACGTTCTGGGATCTTGGCTGGAACAGCGTCAGTGGCCGGACTGCTGTCATCATGGCGCAGTCAGTCAATGCAACCTATCGGCTGATTGACTACCTCGAAGACGCTGAAAAGCCCGTGAACTGGTATGTCGCGGAGTTGCAGAAACGCCCGTATTCCTGGGGCATAGACTGGCTGCCGCATGACGCCGAATCCACAAATCTAGCCGCAGGCGGCAAGACCGTGAAGGGCATCATGGTGAGCCTCGGCCGCAAGGTGCGCATCATCCCGCGCACCAAGTCCGTGGGCGGCGACATCGAGATTTGCCGGACGATCTTCCCGCAAATCTGGATCGACCGGAACAAGTGCGCCGATCTCCTGACCTGCCTCAACCGTTACCGTTACTCGCTGGATGATGAAACCGGACTGAGAAGCAAATTGCCGGAACCGAATGTCTGGATTCACGGGGCCGACGCATTCCGTCAATTCGGCCGTGCAATCCGTGAGGACCAAGTTCCCGAAAAACAGGAAAAACAACGTCCTGCGCGCCACTATTCAGGAAGTGGCGCATGGATGGGATAAAAGAAACAGGACATTGAACGATATGGAGGCTGACTAGCGAACTATGGCCAAGAAAACGAACGTCGTGAGGGCGTCCGGGAACAAAGGTAAAGACGACAAGACCAAGCCCGACGGAATCATCAAGTCGGCCGTTGATTGCCTCAAGGACTATCAGGAACGCGAAGATGACAACATTAAGCGCGCCGAGGAGGCTATTCGTTTCCGTGCCGGCGAGCAGTGGCCGGACGCCATCAAGCGCGACCGCGAGAACCCGCACCAGGACGGCGGTTCGCGCCCCTGTCCGGTCTTCGACAAGGTAGACCAGTACGTCCGCCAGATCGTCAACGAGGAACGCCAGACCCGGGCGGCGATCCGAGTGCGCCCAGTCGATGACAAGGCCGACCCCAAGGTCGCGGAAATCTATAACGGCATCATCCGCCACATCGAGGACGCCAGCAACGCGCTGGATGCCTACGCCACGGCAGGTGAACACGCCATTGACGGCGGGTTCGGATACTGGCGCGTACTGACCGAGTACTGCGATCCCATGTCGTTCGAGCAGGACATCCGCGTCAAGCGCATCCCCAACCGCGCTGATCTGGGAGGACGTGCCGGAGGACAGTTTCAAGGCACAGTACCCGAATGCCAGGCTGGACGGTTTCGAGGCCGACGACACGTGGCGCACCGACGACATGGTGCGTGTTGCCGAATACATGCGCGTCATCGAAACAAAAACCCGCATCTACCTCATGCCGAACGGCGAGGTCTGGACCGGACAGGAATTGCAGGAGTCCGGACTGGACGACAGCAGCGCCGTGGATTCACGTGAAACGGTCGTCAAGCGCATCCGCTGGTACAAGCTGACCGGCGTCGAGGTGCTGGACGAGCGCGACATGCTCGGCAGTTGGCTGCCGGTCGTGAAGGTCATCGGCAACGAACTGGTCATGCCGGACGGGGAGGTCAGGTTGTCCGGAATGATCGAAAAGGCCATGGACCCGCAGCGCATGCACAACTACGCACTGGCCGGGTTCATCGAGAACGTTGCCCTCGCCCCGCGTGCGCCATGGGTCGGCGCCAAGGAAGCGATTAGGGGCTACGAGGATAGCTATGCCGACGCCAACCGGCAGAACATCGCCGTCCTGCCGTACAACCATCTGGACGAGGCTGGCAACCCGATCCCGCCGCCACAACGCACATCACCGGCCGGCATATCGACCGGCTGGGCGCAGACCATCCAGTTCTCCGAACACGGCGTCGAGTCGTCGCTCGGCATGTACGGTCCTTCCGTGGGTGCCAGGTCACAGGAGAAATCCGGTATTGCCCTGCAGGAACAAAAACAGCAGGGCATGGTCGGCAACTTCCATTTCCCGGACAACTTGGCGCGCTCCATCCAGCACACCGGCCGCATCCTGATCGAGTGGATTCCCAAGGTCTACGACACCGAGCGCATCGCCCGCATGCTCGGCGAGGACGGCAAGGAAATCATGGCCTACCTCGACCCGGAACAGCAACAGCCGGTGGCCCCGCGATTCGACAACATGAGGCAGGAGATCGGCAAGTCCTACAACCTCAACGTCGGCAAGTACGACGTGACCGTGACCACCGGGCCGAGCTACACCAGCAAGCGCCAGGAGTCCGTCGATAACCAGTTGGCACTCGTTCAGGCCCGCCCGGACATGCTCAACATGATCGGCGACCAGCTCTACGCCAATATGGATTTTCCCGGGGCCGACAAGATCGCCAAGCGGTTCCGGACCATGTTGCCGCCGCAGGTTCAGCAGGCCGAGGCCGAGGGAACGGAAGACGAAACCGAACGCAAGGCCAACGAGGTCCGGCAGATGGCGGCAGCACTGGAAGAAAAGGCCCACGCCCTTTTCCAGAAGGAACAGCAGTTGACCGCCATGATGCAGGCAATAGATCAAGCCGGGCAGGCTGGCGCCAAGGAACGCGCCGACCTCGAGAAGTTGCGCGCCGAAATCAAGGACATGAAGGCCAGTCTAGACATCGACAGCGTGAACCTGAACGCCGCCCGCAAGGTATTCAACGCCGAACTGCGCGCTGCCAACGCCGAGAACGTCGAACCGGAGTCCGGCAGGGAGCCGGAACGGCCGCCCAGCCAGCCGGTGCAGGTGTTCGATTCATCCATGGGCGGGGTATTCGGGACGCTGGCCGAAAGCATGGCACTGCTGGCGCAGAGCATCGCGCAGGGCAATGCCGTCGCTGCCCAGAACAGCGCCGCCATCGCCGCCATGGCCGAAAGCATCAGCCGGCCGAAGCGTGGGCGATTCGATGAAGCAACCGGTGAGGTCGTGATCATGCCCGCCGAACTCAACTAACGGAGAAAGACAATGGCAAACGCACTATATCCAAAATGGAAGGAAGCCATCATCCAGGCTTCCGCCAGCAGCGCCCTGAACGGGTCCGGCACGACCGGCGTCTATGCGGTACTCGTGGACACCGGAACCTACACCTACAGCGCGTCGCACCAGTACTACAGCGACCTGTCGGGCATCGTCGGCAGTGAGGTCGAGATCGGCGCGACCAAGAGCTATACCAGCGGTGTGTTCGACGGCGCGGACTGCACGTTTTCGGCGGTCAGCGGCGCGACGGTCGAAGCACTGGTGCTGTTCATCAAGAATGCCGGCGCGAATACGACTTGGCGACTCGTGGCCTACATCGACACCAGCGTCACCGGTCTGCCAGTCACGCCGAACGGCGGCGACATTACGGTCACGTGGAACGCCTCCGGCATTTTCGCGCTGTAGCGCGCAGACGGAAAAGACAATGCCAGCCCTGCTGTCCAACCGGAATTACCAGCCGGGAATCCGCAACTTCGGCCCGTTTGCTGTACCTGATGGCCTGAGCTACGCCAAGTTACTGCTGAACGTCACGGACATGACTAACCCGGCAGTAAGGGTGGTCCTGATTGTCCGATTTTCGCTGGACGGTGGAGTGACATATCCGTATGTATTCCCGGTGGCTTTTGATGGTGGCCCGATCCGTGCCACGCAAATAGATGGCATCACACCGCGTACAGACCCGCCGCCCTATTACTCATACCACGAGATATACATGCCTGAAGGAACTGGCAGGCTAGTGACAGTTGAGCTGGAAATCATCGGCGCAGCCACCAAGTTGGACGCCGCTTACGAGGTGAGCTGATGGCTGGCGCATGGGTGCAAGGGAATTCCAGCTTTGCGCACGACGATTCCGGCGGTCCCTATGCGTCCACGGGCGTGACTTTCGGCTCAAATTGCACGAGCGGAAACCTTATCGTTGTGGCTTTCGGGTTCGGTGGATCTGGAACTCCGACCTGCGCCGACTCGCAAAGCAACACCTACACCCGCAAGACCAACACCTATGATGCGAGTTACGACCAGTCGCACGCCCAGTTTTTTAGCGCCAACATCACGGGCGGGGCCAACACGGTTACGGTATCACAGTCTGCCAATTATCACCGTATGGCTATTGGTGAGGTCAGAGGAATCCAGTCCACACCGGACGATGGCGGAGCCGGCCAGGTGCAGGCTGGCGGAACATCTACAGATTATTATTCCTCTGGCAACATCACCACCACGACCACGGATTACGTCATCGGCACGACCCAGAACATCGGGGAGGTGCATCCCGGAACTGGAACCCTGACCGCAGGCGCAACCCCGGCCTATACCAAACGCGAGGACGCCGGAACGGGCATTATTGCCATCGAGGACGCTTCCTCGCTGGCGTCTGGAACATTTGACGCCAATTGGACCCGTAACACGGCGCATCGCTGTATATCGGGAATCATGGCGTTCAAGGAATCAACGGGTTCCTCGCCGCAGACCCTGACGCCTTCGCTGTTTACCAATACCAACAGCTTCTACGCGCCGACCGTCACAAGGGGCGCGGTCACGCTGACGCCCAGCCTGTTCACGAACTCGAATTCGTTCTACGTGCCGACCGTCACGTCAACCTATGGACTGGCACCGGCCCTGTATAGCAATGCCGAGGCATTCTATTCGGCCACCGTGACGGCAACCTACGCACTGCAGCCGTCCTTGCAGACTAACAGCGAATCCTTCTACAGCCCGACCATCACCACCGGCGCCGTGGACCTCACGCCGAGCCTGTACACGAACACCCAGACGTTCTACAGCCCGACCGTCAGCCAGGGCGGTGCTGTCCCGCAAGAACTGACGCCGGATCTGTTTACGAACACCGAGGCATTCTATGCACCGACCGTCTCGCTGGCGGCGCCGGCCGAGTCGCCGAGCGGCGGCTGGGCGGATTACCTGCTGTTCAGGAAACGCGAGCAGCAACGCCTGGACGCGCTGGAAAACCAGATCGAAGACGAACGCCGGGGACTGCAACAGGCGAAGGAAACACTGGACCGGGCCACCGCGCAGAAACAGGTCGAGGAAAGCCGCGAACGCCATCGCGCCGCGGTCGTGCGCGCACTGGAACGCCAGGTCGCCGAACAACAGGCCGAGGTCGAGGCGCTGGAAGAACGCCTGCACGTGCTGATGATCTACCTCGCCCTCGAACGCGAGGCCATGGAACGCATGGCGCAGGAATCCCGGCAGCGACGGATGCGCCGCATGGTCGCCGTGGCGATGATCATTGACGCCGCCTGACTGTTGACAAATAACAGGTTATTAACTAGAGATTTCGCCAACCGGGAAACCGGATGCCCCGCAAGGGTTCGCGTCGTGAGACGCTGCTGTCCGCAGCAGATGGAGATTTTCAATGGCTGATGAGCCAAGCAGTACGGCAACGCCCGCCGAAAGCGGCGATGCAGGCCAGGCGCCTGTCCAACCCGGGGCCGATGCCCCTGTCCTCACCGGTGAACAACCGGCTGCGGCAAGCGAGCCGCCGAAGACCGAGGGAAAGGAAAAACCTGACCCGGTACAGCGAAAAATCGCCGGTCTGTCGTACCAGAACCGTGAGTTACGGCGTCAAGTCCAGCGGATGAGCAGTCTTGTCGAGCAAGGTCTGTCGGGAAGGCGAGCAGAATCCCCTGTACCCCCGCCGAAGATGTCGGATTTTGGGACTGTTGAGGAATATCTTGATGCCCGCGACAGTTGGCGCGACCAGCAACGCGAGCAGACCCGCAAGCCGGAAGGTGAAGCGAAGCCCCAGCGACCCGCCGTGGATCAGGAGTACGAATCCACCGTCGCCGAGGCCCGCGAAAACCTTTTTGCCGCCGGGTCGGAGAAATACGAGGACTTCGCCGAAGTCATCGAGGCCGGGCAGGGGATCACGCCGGTCATGCGCGATGCGATATTCGCGTTTGACGACGACACCCAGGTCGAAATGGCCTACTACCTCGCCAAGAACCCGAAAGACGCGCTTCGGATCGCCCGCCTCGCACCGGTACGCCAGATTGCGGAGATCGGCAAGCTGGAAGCCAAGCTGACCAGCCCGCCGCCTCCCAAAAGGGTTTCGGCTGCACCGGCCCCGGTGGCCCCTGTCGGCGGCGCCAGCACGGCGTCCGACACGATCCGCCCGGGCATGGATTTCAAGGACTTTTTGAAGGTCCGGAACAAGCAGCTCGGAAGAAAGTAACCGCCGTGAGGCGGGAATTCCCATAGCGGGCCACGGCCCCGAAGGAAAAGGAAATGGCAAACACATTACTCACGATCGACGAGATCACGAACGAGGCGCTGCGCCTCGCACACGAAAAGGCGTCTTTCCTCGGCACCATCAACCGGCAGTTCGATAACTCCATGGGCGAGGGCGGCGGCAAGAATGGCGGCTCGATCCGCATTCGCCTGCCGAGCCAGTACACCCGCCGTCAGGGTTCTCGCGTCATGGACGTGCAGGACAGCGAACAGCAGAAGACCACCCTCACCGTCGCCACGCAGGACGGCGTGGACATGAAGTTTAATTCGTCCGAACTTGCGCTCAGTCTGGACAACTTCAGCAAGCTGCACCTCGAACCGGCCATGGCGTCACTGATTTCCGGCGTCGAGTCCGACGTGCTGCAGGGCTGCACCAAGCTGACCTACAACCTGGCCGGCACCGCGGGTTCACCGCCTTCCGACCTGGCAGCCGTGGGCGCAGCCCGTGCCAAGCTCAACCAGTATCTGGCCCCGAAGGATGGCAACCGGTTCATTCAGTACGACTCCGTAAACATGGGAACCATCGTCAACGGCCTGAAGGGTCTGTTTCAGGATTCCAGCCAGATCAAGGAACAGTACCGGGAAGGCATGATGGGCCGCACCGCCATGGCCGACTGGTACGAGAACGAACGCGTGTGGACCATGACCAACGGTTCGGACGTGACCGGCACCACGGACGCCGCGGCTGGCGTGACCGATGGCGGCAACACCCTGTCGGCGGATACCGCGGCCCCGGTGACTTACACCGTCGGCCAGGTGTTTACGATCGCCGGCGTCTATGCCTGCCATCCGGAAACCAAGGCGGCTTACTCGCACCTGCAGCAGTTCACCAACACGGCCGGCACGGGTTCGGGCGGCGACATGACGATCTCTCCGACCATCTACCTGACCGGTCCCAAGCAGAACGTGTGCTCGTCCACCGGCGCGCAACTGGCCACCACGGACTTCAACAGCAAGACGTTGACCGCGGTGGGTTCGGCCTCGACCGGGTACGTGCAGAACATCATGTACCACAAAGATGCCTTCACCTTCGCCACGCAGAACCTGCCGATCATGGCCGATGCCGCCAAGTGCGTCATCAAGACCTATGACGGCATCAGCCTGCGCGTGTGGCAGGGTTCGGACATCAAGAACGATGAATTGCTGACCCGTATCGACATCCTCTACGGGTACGCCGCGATTCGTCCGCAGTGGGCATGCCGGATCACGATGTAATCGAACTGAACAGAAAGGAGAACTGACATGGCAGATTATGAATATCTTGGCGACGGACGCCCGGCCGGGTCCGTGTTCGGCCGCACTTCAGCCGAGTTGATCGGCTTCTACGGCACCGCCCCGGCCGCCCAGCGTTCCGGGTCGGCACAGGCGACTTCGCTTGTCGGCACGGCCTCAAGCACAGCCATCACGTCCGACGTGAAGGCGGCGCTGATCGAGGTCATGAACACGCTGGCGGCGCTTGGTTTGTGGAAAGGGTCGGCCTGATGCCGACGGCTGGCGGGGCGGCGCAAGTCGCCCCGTTCGCTTCCAAGCGCGTGTTACACGTCGGCTGCGGCGGCGATCCGCTGCCGGACTGGCTGGACGGCGCGCTCGAGACGCGGCTGGACATCGATCCGCAGTGGCAGCCCGACATCGTTGGCAGCATGACCGACCTCGGCGACATCGGGCCGTTCGACGTGGTACTGGCACAGCACTGCCTGGAACACCTGAACATTCACGAGGCAAACCGCGCGCTAGCCGAATTTGCGCGTGTGCTGGATAACGGCGGATTCGTGTTTATCGTGGTCCCGGACCTGGAAGGCGTGCAGGCGAGCGATGACGTGCTGTTTTTTGCGCCCTGCGGTCCGATCACCGGTCATGACCTGATTTACGGTCATTCCGGCTATATCGACAAGTTCCCGGGCATGGCACACAAGTTCGGATACACGAAAAAGATACTGGAACGCACCATGGCTCCGTACTTCACGGCCGTCAACGTGAACCGGGCCAAGAATTACAACCTGATAGCTACGGGGATCAAATGAAAGTCGTTTTCTGCTGCCCGACACTCACGCAACCGCATGCCGCCTTCCTGAAGGCCATGGAAGACACGGTGCCGGTCCTCGACGCCGCCGGTATCGACCATTCCATCGTGTTCGAGGTCGGTTGCCCGTACATCAGCGGCGCGCGGTGTACGATGCTGACTAAGGCGCTGGAACGCGGCGCGGACGTGATCGTGTTCCTCGATCACGATGTTTCATGGCGACCGGAAGACATGCTGAAACTGCTCAACACCGAGGGCGATGTCGTTGCCGGCACGTACCGGTTCAAGGTGGACGAAAACGAATCCTACATGGGCTGCATCGAGACGGACGAGCAGACCCACCAGCCCATGGGGCGCCGGGACGGCTGCATCTCGGCCACCCGCGTGCCGGCCGGATTCCTGAAGGTGACGCGGCGCGCCGTCGAGGCGTTCCGCGAGGTTTACCCGGATCTGGCGATCAGCGACGGCATCGGCGTAGACCTGTTCAACCACGGCGCCATTTGTGGCACGTGGTTCGGCGAGGACTACGCTTTCTCGAAACGCTGGAAAGAGGCGGGCGGCATGATCTGGCTCGTGCCAGACATGAACATCGACCACCACGGCAACAACGGGAACGTGTATCCCGGGAATTTTCATGAGTTCATGCTTCGCCAGCCAGGCGGGGCGAAACACCAAGGAGCGCAGACACAATGATGATTTTTCAAGAACACCCGAACCACGGCAAGCATATTGCTTACACGCTTCAGGAAGCCGAGGCCAATCGCAAGGCCGGCTGGAAGGATGTCAGCGAGAAAGAGTTTTTTACCGTCAACAAGGCGAAACCGGCGGCGGAACCAGAGGAACCGGCCAAGCGCAAGAAATCCGAATAGCCTGAGCGCGCAGAAGGGGGCGGCCCATGACAACCTTTATCTCGGAATCCGGAGTCTCGGCCTCCAACCCGACGGCCGGCGACCTGATCCGCACGGCGGCCATCAAACTCGGTGCGCTCGCCAGCGGGGAGTCGCTGGCTGCCGGCGAAGGGATTGACGGACTCAATGTTCTCAACTCCATGCTGGACTCGTGGGCCACTGATGGCTTCCACGTCTATCAGATCGTCCAGAACGGCTATTCGTGGGCATCCGGTAATTCATCACGGACCATCGGCAGCGGCGGGAACTTCGACACGACCCGGCCGACCAAGATCGATTCGGCGTTCTTCCGGGACAGTAACAACGAGGACTACCCGGTCGAGATCATTCAGGACCGCAGGACGTATGACGCGATTGCCGACAAGTCGGACCAATCCAGCTACCCGAACATCCTGTTTTACGACCCCGCCTATCCGCTCGGCGTGCTGTATGCCTATCCGGTGCCGTCGCAGACGCTCACCCTGTATCTGAAAAGCTGGCAGATCCTGCAAAGTTTTTCCACGCTGACCACGGCACTCGCCCTGCCGCCAGGATATCAGTGGCTGATTGAACACAGTCTCGCCGTGCAGTTGCAATCGGTATTTGCCATGCCGGTGCCGGCGCAGGTCGAGGCGGAGGCCAACAAGGCGAGGCGCCGCATGGAGCGACTGAACCACCGGCAGACATTCAGCTCGACGGATGCCGCGTGTGCGCTGGGACACGCGCCGACAAACCGAAACATCTATCAGGGTCCGTGACATGCCGATCATCGAGGCGCCGCTGTTCGGCTTGGGCCTGCACGGCAAGAGTCCGAACGTCACCGCCAACAAGTTGATCAATGCCTACTACAGCTTCCAGAAGGAAGCCGACGGCACGCGGGTCGCCATCTACGGCACGCCTGGCCTGAGCCTGTTCGTCGATCAGGGCGACACACCGTGGCGCGGCCTGCATCCGTTCCCCGGCAATAGCAAGCTGTACGGCGTCCATCGCGGAACATTCTACGATATAGACAACGCCGGCACCGTCACGTCGCGCGGGACCATCGGCACCACGAGCGGGCGCGTGGACATTAGCGACGACGGCACACGCATCGCCGTCGTGGACGGCGCGGAAATCTATGTCTACGACACCTCGAGTCCGGCCACGCCGATCGCCGCCGTGGCCGACGCCGACCGTCCAACGGCCCCGAACACCTGTTGCTTCCAGGCCGGGCGCATCCTCACCGACGAGGACGGCACCGGTCAATTCAAAGGATCGGACGCCTACGCGCCGACCGCATGGAGCGCCCTGAATTATGCGACCGCCGAGTCGAACCCCGACAACCTGATTCGCGTGACCAACAATAACGGCA